GAGTCCAAGCAATCGCTCGACATCACCGGCCTTTCCGATGCAGTTCTAGAAGAACTGCTATCGAAGTTGGGGCAAAAGTAAAGGGCCTTTAGGCCCTTATTTGCTTTTCGGTCTATCAAGCCGTTTAGCTTGCGTAATCACTCCTTCACCAATCGATCCAAACTCATCTTCATATCCCCACCACATATCGCCAGCAAGACCAATCCGGCTATCACCATATGCGTTCTTTACAAGAACGATGGCCTCAGGTGGAAAGGCTCGCCAAGTCTGATAAGGCATCGAACTATCACGTCTATTTAGCATCACATCTCTCCGTTCTCAACACCCACAACATAGCCCGTGGTTTGGGGCTTGTCAACTGCGAATTTTACGATTTAGTTCTTGAAGATATTCGAGGATTGGTATAACGTCGTAAGCTTCGCGATTTATTGCTCTTGCCGTCTTCTCACTAAACGTTTCAAATATTGCCTCGCCATTGGCCTTTCGCACGATGACCCAGCTAGCTGCTCTCACGCCATAAGCTCAGCGAGAAGTTCATCGTCAGACATTTCAATGTTGGAAGCCTGCTCGATAACGACTCCCTTCTTGGCAAGAAACTCGATCTCCGAAGCAATTTCCTTTTCGATCTGAAAAATCCAAACTTTGCGCAGTGCAATCTCATTGGCGGACTTGGCAACAGCAAGATAACCGTTTTCGTGGGAAAGGCGGGTCTGAAGGGCGATGAGGTGTTCGGTCATTTGCTTGCTCCGTTTCGATGATTGATATTCGCATACTGCCAAAAGCCTGTCAACAACAATCCGCAATCTCTCGCGATTTAATTTCTGCATACTCTTCAACGGCCTGAGCATACAAAGCCCAATCCGTTCGCTTTCGCCCTGGCCAAACCGAAGCCTTCTCAAACCCCAAACCGCGCTCTAGCGCATATTCCTGAGCCTTCCCGATGAAGGCAAAGAAGTCCCAAGTCGGTGGCAAAGGATCGCCTTCCACCAGCCCTTTTGACCGGAGGAAGGCGCGATAAAAATCGGTGTAAACCGAAAGCTCTTCGACTCTCTTCATGCAACCATCCACATCGAACCGTTCTTGATGATCAGGCCCTTCTCAGAATCCATGCGGAAAGCGGCCGAGTAAGCGGCGCGGGTGTGCGAGACGTTGAAGTAGGAAGCGACGAACCAAGACTGACCGGCATTGATGGCGTCCACGATCTCGTTAAAGCAGATTTCGACGGAGGAGTTAAGGTTGCGGGCCATTTGCTTGGTTCCTGTGTTTGTCCGTTTCGATGATTAAGTTATAGCCCTAACCCGAATTGCTGTCAACAACTTTCTCGCATCCAACCCAAAATAATCAGAAGGACCATCACCCTATGTCGATCGAACGCGCCCTCACCATCACTGTCCTCGTTATCCTGGTCGTATGGCTGGCGACGCACGTTCTGTAAGCAAAGGAAAAGGGGCGCTAAGCCCCTTTAAGTGTTTCTCTAGCTATCTTACCAGCATCATGCCCAAGCTTTGATCCTACGTTTCTATCGTAAACTTGATCAATAACATCGTATTCATATTCATCCCAATCTTTTTGATTTGAATAAAATTCAAGCGCTTCCCGCAATCGATCCATCTCAGTGGTCAGGGATTCGATTTCACGGGCGGCTGCATAGATAGTTTGTTGACGCTCGCACGCTGAATAATGCGCCGCAATTTCATCAAGCTTGCTTGGTAGATTACTCACCGCCCCTCCTCCACAACATACCCACGCGCCACAAGGAACGCATGGGCTTCGTCTAGCATGTGGGTGGGCAGAGAGTAAATGCCTTGGAACTTGTGGCCGGGTTGGGTGAAACGGAGGGTGATCATTTGGCTGTTTCCTTATGGCTTGACAAAGACTTTGCAATGAGCAATTCGCGCATTGCGATTGTTTAGCAAAGATTGAATTCGTAGGCGATAAGATGCGTCCTTTTCAATCCAGTCACTATCTACAACGATATCATCCTCATATATCGCAAACGGGATTGGTTCGAAATCCCTAGTGTATGCTCGCTTCGTCATTCGTCTTTCTCCTATCGTTCCCCGTTGCGTGTAGCAGAGGATGGGTTGGGTGTCAAGCGTTCTTGAGAAATCGATTGACGTTAGACATGCTGACTTCGCCAGACACGATCACAAAAGCAGTAACGTACTCATCTGCGCGCGTGCGAACAACAAGACGAGTATTATCGTCCATGACTTCGGTACGATAGCCTTCGGCTCGAATCAGGCGTTGAGCTTCTGTGGTCTTCATCTCTCTTCTCCTTTGTCCACAATCCATGTGTAGCGGGTTTGGGGTGGGTGGTCAAGCTTTTCTAAAATGATAATGAGTGGTAGGCGAGAACATACCACCAGGGCCGGGCTTGGTGACATCGCGAAGCAAGCCCTTCTTAACCAACGCTTGAAGCGTGGCAATGCTTTCTTGCGCTGTGTACGCGCTCTTGATTGAACCGTCTTCGAACTTAGCAAGCGCTCGTTCTTGAGTTGCTGAAAGCTTCATTTGTTTTCTCCTTTGTCTGTGATTACGAACATACCGCCACCCGAACAGCGTGTCAACACATAAAATGCCCGCAATGAATAAAAAAACGACGATCCCGCTCAGCGCTTTGCCTTCGGTCGATCAGATCAAGGCCGAACTAGCTCGCCGCTCCTTAGATCGCTTCGAAGAGCGAACGATCCCAGCCTACCGTGATTTCCTTGTGCCAGCCCGCTACAAGGCTGCACATGGCGGACGTGGCAGTGCGAAATCCCACTTCTTTGCTGAATACATAGTCGTTCGTGCCGCACGCTCTCAGGGCTTTCGGGCCGTCTGCCTTCGCGAAGTGCAGAAGTCTCTAGCTCAGTCTGTCAAGCGACTCATCACGGATAAAATCGAGACCCTTAAACTAGGGCATCTTTTCGAAGTTCAAGAGTCACAGATCAAGACGCCTGGGAATGGTCTTATCATTTTTCAGGGTCTCCAAACGCACACCGCTGATTCTATCAAGTCGCTAGAAGGCTTTGATGTTGCATGGGTTGAGGAAGCTCAGTCTCTATCGCAGAAATCCCTGAGCCTTCTTCGCCCTACGATGCGTAAGGAGGGCAGCGAGCTTTGGTTCAGTTGGAACCCAAGCTCTCCAACCGATCCCGTAGACGCTTTCTTGCGGACGGATACACCACCGCCCCGCGCCATCGTCAAACAGGTCAACTGGCAGGACAATCCTTATTTCCCTAAAGAACTTGTGGAAGAAAAGGATTATGACCTAAGACGAGACCCGGATAGGTTTGCCCACGTCTGGGAAGGCGGCTATCAAGCCCGCTCAGAAGCTCGTGTTTTCCGCAACTGGAAAGTTGACGAATTCGAGACGCCTGCCAATGCCCGTTTCTACTTTGGCTCCGACTTTGGCTTTAGCGTCGATCCAACGACGCTAATTCGCATGTTCATCGGCAGGCTAGTTGACGGCATTCCCGTTGACGATCCCAAGGGCAAGACGCTCTTTATCGATCATGAAGCCGTTAAGATCGGCTGTTCTATCGACAAGACGCCTGAGCTATTCGACACGGTTCCAGAATCACGTAAATGGCCGATCCGTGCCGATAGCGCCCGCCCTGAAACGATCGACTACCTTCAACGCCACGGCTTTCCCAAGATGGTTCGCGCCACCAAGGGCAAGGGTTCTGTGAATGAGGGCGTCGAATTCCTAAAGTCCTACGATATCGTTATTCATCCTAGATGCACGCACGCCATTTCGGAGTTCACGCACTACTCATACAAGGTCGATCCTAAGACTGACGAGATTCTTCCGCAGTTGGCAGATGACAACAACCATATCATTGACGCCGCCCGCTATGCGACTGAGCTAGTTCGAAGGGCTGATAAATTCGGCAATCGCTCAATCGGCTTTGCGCCAAAGCTCTTGAGCGCCTAAACGAAATCCCCGACCCACACAACAGCGAGCCGGGGACACATGGATAAAACATATCTTGAATGGCTGTTTAAGCCCTCCCTTCAATATGACGCTGAGCGCGAGCATCAAGAGCCGCTTCAGACCAGCCAGCAATCCAATAATCCCATTCCACGCTGTCATGATCGTAAGGGCAATCCCAATGGCTTAGCCCAATACGAAATGCGTGTTCGCCTTCGTTTTCGAGTGCAAGGCGAGTGAAGTTTGGCTTGGTCATTTTAATTTCCTCCAAACGGATTCGGCCGCATCTTGATCTCAGCCGGTTCTTCAAAAACCCATACCCCAGCAACGCTCAGCCAATAAGCCGGGGCAAGGATAGCAGCTACGCCAGCGCGATAATTCGATAGCAATTCATACCCTGGGTATTTTTGATATTCGCTATTCGCATATGAGTGCCCATAGGCCAATGTTGCTAGAATAACATATACTACTGCTAATGGCGCGGTAATGATTCTCTGCTTGATGATACGTGAGCGATAATATTCAACCATTTCACCCCTTGACTTTCTCGGATATTTAGTTTATAATGCTCTATTCGAATTAGTAGACATAGAGAAGGGGCCGAAGCCCCTCCTTTACTTATTGCTATCAGGACAAGCGCCACCCGTCTTAGGATGCCGGCCAGTGCTCTTAGCCGAAACAACGCCAATGCGCTTCAGATGCGCGATCTTGCTTTCAACGTAATCGTCTCGCAGCTTACCGTCCTTGGGATGGCGCTTTGCAACGTTCTGAGACATAACTTAATCCTTTGTTGAGAGAACACACCCTTTATAGCCGTCCTCTAGGCTTCTGTCAACACCCATACGGAAAAATCTAGCAGATGGCCACAACTCAAATTGTCGATAGGTATGGCTTCGCCATCAAGCGCGATCCCGTCAAAGCCTTTAAAGAACAAGGCGTTTCGAACGTTATTTCTTATGGTGGCTTTCTAGCAACAGCGGAACAAAACCGTAAGCTTCAAGGCCAAGAAAAATTCAAGACCTATAACGACATCGTGTCAAATTGCTCGATTGTCGCGGCTTCGATTCGTTTTTATACCAACGTTCTCACAAATAGCACATGGAAAGCAAATCCGGTTGATGATACACCGGAAGCCGAGCGCTATGCCGAATTCGTCAACGAAGCCATGCATTCTATGGATTCTTCATGGGATCGCATTGTCCGACGTGCGGCCGGCTTTAAATTTTCGGGCTGTTCAATCAACGAATGGACGGCCCGTCGTCGCGCTGACGGCCTGATCGATTACCAGAACATCGAAGCGCGAGCCCCTGGCTCCATTGTGCAATGGGATATTGACGATAACGGAACCGTGCTAGGTTTCGTTCAACGCGATCCCAACACGCAACTAGAAACCTACCTCCCGCGCGCGAAGACCATCTATATGGTTGACGACATGTTATCTGACCAACCAGATGGTCTAGGTCTTCTTCGCCATTGCGCCGAGCCTGCCGCTCGCCTAAAAGCCTATCAGATTCTTGAACAGCGCGGCTACGAGCGTGATCTTCGCGGCATTCCTATCGGATATGCGCCCTATGCGGAACTAGCCAAGCAAGCAGAAGGCGATGAAGACGCTGCTGCTATTCTTTCTATGCGCACCAAGACGATCGAAGATTTCGTCTCCGCTCAGGTTCGTGGCGAATCAATGGGCGCGGTTTTCGATTCCATGCCGTATCAGACAAAAAGCGACAACAGCGAAGGCTTTGCTTCTGTGAAGCAATGGGGCGTCGAACTTCTTCAAGGCGGTACGACCGGCCTTAGTGATATGGCCAGCGCCGTTACTCGATTGAACACGGAACTTGCCCGTATCTTGGCTTGCGAATTGCTTCTTTTGGGCGAGACGGCTTCTTCTCAAGCCCTTTCGAAAGACAAATCAGGCAACCTTTATCTTTCTGTCAATGCGACACTAAAGGATATGGTTGCGCAGTTCAATAAAGATTTCATCGATCCTCTTTGGGAACTTAACGGTTTTTCCGACGAATACAAACCGTCTTTCTCGACTGAGGATGTTGCTAAGCGAACCGCAGAAGAAATCGCAGAGACCCTAGCAAATCTTGCCCGCGCTGCCCTTTCGCCTGATGACGAAGCCGTCAATTTCGTTCGTGGGATGATGGGCGTCCCCGAAGCTCCAGAACAATCCATCGAAACTATTTAATAAAAGGAAGCCAAATGGCTAACAAGCTTTACCCCAAGTTCAAGCAGGCTCTACTTTCTCCCGGCCTGAATCTGTCAACGGCAACCGTTAAGGCGGTTCTTGTGGATACCGGCGCTTATACGCAGTCGGATACGCACGAATTCCTATCGTCCGTTCCTTCTGGCGCTCGTTACGGTACGCCTCAAGCTCTCACATCCAAGACTGTTACGAACGGTTCGTTTGATGCGGCCGACACCGACTTTCCGGCGATCACTGCTGGCACGGGAACCGACACCGCCGTTGAAGCTATTGTTGTTTACGTAGAAGGCTCAGACGATGCTTCTTCGCGTCTCGTTGCTTATATCGACACGGCAACCGGCCTTCCGCTGACCCTCAACGGTTCTTCTGCGAAGATCACTTGGGATGCCAACGGTATCTTCAGCCTCTAATCGAAGGCTTCACTATGTCCCAACTGGTTCCTGGTCCTGCGATTATTCGCGGGCTTTACTACCCGCCCCTCAAGATCACGGTAACTGGTTCGGATAGTGTAATCTTTCCCGCTGGCTGCGGTCTCCGCGCCCAGATTCGTTCCGATCTCGCATCGCCTGAAATCCTTGCTGAGCTTACTACGGAAAACGGCGGCATTACCCGCGTATCGGACGATACGATTCAAATCGAAATCATGCCTGAAACCACTGGAAAGGCTCGCGCCGGTTCGGTGGTTTTGGATTTTGTTCGCACAGATACGAATCCTGATCTTTATTTGTATGTGCAAATGACGATTCCTGTTGTTCAACCTATTACGCGGGATACGCAAGAATGAGCCGCACAACCAACGCAAAAATTGCCAGCGGCTATATTTTATTCACAACAGCCCTTGGTCTTATCGTCAGCTTGTCGCCTGCCCCCTGGCCGGGTGTTTCCGATTACCAAACGTTGAAGCCAACTAGAATCGTATCGACTACTTCAGTTGGTTCTCCCGGCATTGTTGTTGATGCAAGTGTTGGCGCGGTATCGCCGTCTGCGATTGCTGCTAGTTCCAACATCAAGACGCCTTCCATTTCGGCCGGTGGGATTACTGTCTCGCCTTCCGCAATTACACCTAACTCATTGGTTGCCTCACCTTCTGTTCAGGGCAACGCGGCTCCTTCCGGCAATATCGCGACACTTGTTATTTCAACAACGAGCACTGTCGCTCAACCTTCTGTTTCGTCTGGAACGGCAACAGTTGCACCAGCACTGACACAGAACACGTCTTCGGTCGCCAACCCTCGCGTTTCGGCCGGCACCAACACAATCGCGCCCGCAAATACACAGAACACAAACAGCGTTCCGTCGCCTTCTATGAGCCTTGGCGCTGCGAACGTCGCCCCTTCGGCTATTGCTTCTGCGGCTGCGCTCCCATCGCCTTCCGTCGCTTTGACGGCTCCCGCTGGTCCTGCGTGGACGCAAGAGCGGCAGGTAACGATTGCCAATAGCGCCAATGACAACACTCCTGGCTATCAAAGCCTTGTTACGTTGTCAGACAGCAACTTCGATTTTGCCTCTGCGAAATCTGACGGTTCCGATCTTCGATTTACTGATAATGATAAAACGACCGCACTTCCTTTTTGGATTGAGCGCTTCGACAAAACTGCAAAAACTGCACGCGTTTGGGTGAAGTCTGATCTTCCCGCAGGCGCATCTAAATCTGTTTATATGTATTCGGCGAACGATCAAGCCATCAATAAATCTGCTGGCGAGAACGTCTTTCCGTTTTTCGATGATTGCATGGGGTTGCCCGGCTGGAACGTGTATGCCGTTCCAAATCCAGTGATCCAAACAAGTTCAGGCGAAGCCATTGTTGGCGATCCAATGGTTTTGCCGCCAGATGCGCTTACAAATGAATGGGGTGCTTTCTACTTCACGTCTAGCGGCTCCTCTGGCGATGTTGGTTATTTTACAATTAGCGGTTCAGAAGGAGAGACTTTTACAAAAATAGGTAAAGTCCTCGACCACGCAAACTTCTCTTATCAACGTGTCATTAAACCTTCGGTTATTTATTGGCCAGCCGACAATTGTTATTACATGGTGGCAACATGTGAAAACGATGGACAGGATGCCGTTCTTGGCCTTTTCAAAAGTACGTCAAGAACTTCCGGTTGGACTTTTGTCAAAGTTCTTTTGACTGCCGACCCATCAATTCTTCTGCCTGACGGTAGCCAGCTTGAAAACACGTTTATTGATTGTGGCTTCTTCTTATTTGATGGTTCAAATCTAAGACTATACTACTCCGCGAATACTATTGGTAATCGCGAACCAAAATACTTCTGCCTCGCAAATTTCGCGGCTGGACCTACCTCGCAGCTTACGCGCTATGCGAACAACCCAATTGCCAAGCCAAATCCATCAACTACTTATGCCAATGTTGGACTTGGTGGCATGGCCGTTCGCAAGATCACCCAAGGCGAATATGCGGGTAAGTTCGAATTCTCGTATAACGCCTTTACTTCCGGCGAAGTTTCTAACAGCTTTATCGGATATTCTGACGATGGCCTTTCGTTGGCAATTCGCGATGAAGATAGGGTCATTCCTCTCGGTGGGCCTGCCTCTTGGAACAGAGTTAGAAACTACCGAATCTGCGGCTACAACTATTTGAAGCCAAACGAAGCTGCAACACAAGCCGTTCTCAACGCGCTAGGCGATACGGAACAAATCGGCTACATCAAAAAGGGTCGGAAGCTCGATCTCGCGAAATGGACGCCGAACCTCCAAGGCAAACCAAGAGTCAATTTCGAAAATGGTAATATGAGGGTGGGCGAAACGCGCACATCCGACCTAGCTTATTATTTCGTTTTGGCAAGTGGATACGTTCCTTCCGATAACATCGTCCTCGAAACGCGCGCGCGGATTGATACTCAGTTCACGCCAGATATCTCGTTGTTTGCTCCGTTGATGATCGGTTCGCAAGAGCGGCCTTTCCCAGATGCAGCCGGTAACATTCAAGCCATCTTTGTAATGGATCGGCATAAGCAAGTTCGTCACCAGAACCGAAACAATGGCTCTTGGGGCGACGAAGACACAATCGTTAATTCCTATCCAACGATTGGCAGCTTCTATAACTATCGAATGACTAAAAAAGCCGCTTCGATGGATTACGAAGTCTTCAACGATACCGGAGCTTCAATCGGTGCCGTACTCAACAACACCGATGCCCCTCAAGGAGCTTCACTACCGTTTCTTATCGGTGGCCAAGGTGCTGAAATGAGCTTTGATTACATCTTGGCAAGAAAATATCTGCCAACAATCCCAACAGTCACTATCGGCCCCGTTTCAACCGTCTCTAAGACGAATCTCTAAAGGAATTAAAATGCCTTCTTATAACCACTTTATTGGTGACGAAATTCGTCAAAGCGGCCCGGCTAGTAATTTTGCCGCCATCGCCCCTAGCAACAGCGCGGACCTTCCCTTCCGAACTTCCGCCATTTATGTTGGGGGTGAAGGCGACATTGCGGTAAGAAATGAAACCACGGGCCAAATCATCGTTTTCAAATCGCTACCAACGGGATCGATCGTTCCCGTTGAAACGCTTCGTGTTCTTTCAACGAACACAACTGCAACCAACCTTGTGGCACTAGGCTAATGCCCCGCTTTGGTTTCATGTTCGATCCCGGCCGTGCTCTTCCAAATGCGGCCTCTGTTTTAAATGGTCTTCCGAAGCCCCCATCCGGTTTTATCTTTTTGACGGGCAGCGATGGATTGCCCTTAACAGGCGCTGACGGTGCCCTTCTTTATGCAAAGGCTTCTTGAATATGGCACTTCAAACGCGACAAATCAATTCTTCCGATGTAACACCTATCAATCGACCCTTTTCTTATCCCGGGACGGGAGGCAACTTTACTCGTGCCGTCTCGTCTATGCGGCTTGACGAGGATATTCTTTTTGGTTCCAGTGTTTCTCCCGGAGCAACCCAATCTTCGATCAAGAACGCAAACGAGCTTACTGCAAAGTTTCGTCCTCTTGAGGGAGAGTTTGCAGCCAACGGGACTCATCTAGGCGGAGCTGGTCCAACCACGATCAATTCTGAACCACAGAATTATCGTGATACATTTGTCAATTCCCCGAACATTGTGTTTGATGCTGATTGCTTGCGGATTCAGTCGGTTTTAGAAGCAGGTACGTATAACTTAATCGTTCGCGCCGGCCTTCTTTCGACCTCGGCTGGCGGCCTCAATGTCAATCTTCCAGGTGGTACTACGACAACTGCGATTGCTGATATTGGTCTAACGTCAACCGATCTTAGCAATATCGAAGTTGGAACAGTGGCCAACGGCGGTAACAATGGTTATATGGTCGTCTCTGCTAAGGATAGTGCGAATAGCACCATCACTTTTGAAGAAGTGACTTGTGGAGCAAAGACTGCATACAAGGCTAACTACGCCCTTCACTTCTGGAAAATTGCCTTTTGTCGCATTGCCACGGGCACGACAGTTGCAACCGGAGACGCTACAATTCCACTCGCCCGTGCGCTTCCTTCTTGGGTCGTTCCGGGGATGATCGTTCGCGGTATTCGTCGCACGTCAGGCGCTACTCAAGGTCAAGACCCTAGATCAGGTCGTGATATGCGCGTTGGAACGATTGCTTCCGATCGAATGTCGTTCACGATTCCAGGCGGCTTCAATCAAAGTTCAAACTTTACTCTTGAGGGTGCAAAC